ATGGGCACTACTGATCAGTCAACATTTATGCAAGTGCAATCTTTACAAAACATGATACAAATGGGTACTGGTTCTGCTGATACAAATGCAGGTGGAGCAGGTGGTGATACTGCTAGTGGTATGTCAATGATGCAAAGTGCTGCTATTAAAAGACAAAAACGCACTTTAATGAATTTTCAAAACACATTTCTTATACCTTTGATTAACAAAGCTATGTATAGAAAGATACAATTTGATGTAGACCGCTATCCTGTAAATGATTATAAATTTGTTCCTTATTCAACTATGGGAATAATGGCAAAAGAACTTGAAATGAATCAAATGGTTCAAATGTTACAAGCAATACCTAAAGACTCCCCAGCATTTAATGTTATACTACTTGCTATGATGCAAAATTCTAGTATACACAATAGAGATCAAATTGTTAATGCTCTTATGCAAGGTGATGAAGCAAACCCAGAAGCAGAACAAATGCAACAAGCACATATGCAGTTAGAAATGGCACAAATGGAAGCTAATATTGCTAAAACTCAAGCTGAAGCACAAGAAGAACAAGCTAGAGCTGTATTACATCAAGCAGAAGCTATGAGAAAACAGCCAAATGAAATTGATATACAAGAAAAAATGCTAAAACTGCAAAAAGATCAGATTGGATTGCAAAAACTTATTGCTGATATTGAAAACAAACGCTCTGAAACAGCTAGAAACATTCCAGAAGTAGAACATCTTAAATCTGAAACTATATTAAACCTAGCCAATGCTAGAGCAGCAGGAAATAAAGCACAAATTAACACTAATTTTTAATTATGAATAAAACTGATCAAAAATTCCTAGAAGATAGAGTAGGAATGACAGAAACAGAAGGTTGGTTAGATTTATTAGAAGATGTAAAAAATTTACAGAATAGTATTGCTAATGTAGAGAATATTAATTCTGAAAAAGATCTTTGGTTAATCAAAGGTCAGTTGCGAGTAATAAACTTTATTTTAAGTTTAGAAAATGCAACACAACTAGCGTTGGAAGAACTTCAAGACGAGAATCCAGCATAATATAACTTCATAACCCCAAGTGGGCGGAGAACACAATGAGTATAGTAGTAGAAGAAGCACCTCAATCAGGTGAACCAATAACAGAAATGCAAGAAGAAGTAACACAGATTCAGAATGAGGAAACTCAACAAACTGAAACAGACCTTCCTGCTAAGTATGCTGGAAAATCGATGGAAGAGGTAATAGAAATGCATCAGCAGTCTGAAAAACAGATGAGCAAACAAAGTAATGAAGTTGGAGAACAAAGAAAATTAATCCAAAGTCTTATAGATGCACAAAATAATGCTAATTTAACTACACCACCAGAAGAACCTGTAGCACAGGAGGATAATTTCTTTGACGATCCAGTTAACGCTGTAAATAAAGCCATAGAAAACCACCCAGATGTTATAAAAGCAAGAGAAGAAAGAATGGGAAATGTGCAAAAGCATAATTTGGATTCCTTAGATAAGGCTTATCCAGATTGGCAAGAAACCGTTAAAGATTCTGGCTTCCAAAAATTTATTGGTGATAGTACAACAAGAACCGAAATGTTTCGTAAAGCAGATAATGAATATAGGTCAGACTTAGCTATAGAACTTTTTGATTGGTACTCACAGACAAAAATGTCGGGTGCAACTCAAGAAGCAGTTGCTTCAGAAAAGTCTAAAATAGAAAAAGCTATGAAACAAACAAGTTCTGAAACAAGATCATCAGGAGATTCCGTAGGTGGAAAAAAGGTTTACCGAAGAGCTGATTTAATCAACTTGCAGGTAACAGATCCTAACCGATATGCAGCATTGGCAGATGAAATTCAGTCAGCGTATGCAGAAGGTAGGATAAAATAACAATACTATAACAGGAGAAGAAACATGGCTTTAGGAACTAACGGCACAACTGTCGCAGTCGCCAACAACTTCATCCCAGAATTGTGGAGTGATGAAGTTATAGGTGCATATAAATCAAATCTTGTGTTAGCTAATTTAGTAACCAAGTTATCTCACAAAGGTAAAAAAGGCGACACTATATATATTCCAGTGCCCGCTAGAGGTGCAGCAAGTGCAAAAGCAGCTAATACACAAGTCGTGTTATCAGCAGCAACTAACACTGCTATTACAGTAACAATCAATAAGCATTACGAGTATTCTAAGCTAATTGAAGATATTGCAGAAGTACAAGCATTAGCTTCAATGCGTAAGTTTTACACGGATGATGCTGGCTTTGCTTTAGCAAAACAAGTAGATTCTGATCTATTTGCATTAGCTGAAGGCTTTCAAGGCGGTGTAGTAGGTGGTTCGGCTGCTTCATCACAAGAGAAAGCAGTTATTGCTAGTGATGGTGCTACACTATATACTGGTAACTCTTCTAACGCAGCAGATATTACTGATGCAGGTATTAGAGCAATGATGCTTAAACTAGATAATGCGGATGTTCCTATGGACAATCGTGTAATTGTTATGCCTCCAGTAGCAGCGAATGACTTGCTTGGAATCAACAGATTTACAGAGCAACAGTTCATTGGTAATGGTGATGCAATTAAAACTGGTAAGATTGGTATGATTTACGGTGTTGATGTTTACATCTCTACTTCATGTCCTACTGCTGCTGGTAACTCTGGTGCTGATAGAGTTGGACTAATGATGCACAAAGATGCTCTAGTTCTAGCAGAGCAAGTTGGCGTAAGAAGTCAAACGCAATATAAGCAAGAATGGTTAGGTGATTTGTTCACTTCCGACACACTTTATGGAGTTGCAGAATTACGCAACGATGCTGGTGTTGCTTTTGTTGTACCAGGCTCATAGTAGTTAATTGAGTTGTAACCCCTTCTTACGAGGGGGTTATTCTAAGTTAATTAGGAAATTTTATGCTTAAAGGAATGTTAAAAACAGGCAATCCCCATCCTAGTTTAAGAGAACTAATTACAAGTGGCGTTAAAAGAGCAAGTAAAAAAGAAGAAAAATCACTTTTTGAAGTTCATCCATATTACGGAGAAGTAATAAATAACACAGCTTATGTAAATGAAAAAAAATTGCGAGATGAGGGAAGTACAGGTGATTTTGTTAACGATATGATATTTGGTGAATCTTTACATAATTTAGATAAAACATCACCTTATTGGCATAGTAGATTAAAAGAAGCTGCAAATAATGATCCTCAAGTAATGCAATGGAAACAAGATTCTTATGAGTATAGTAAGTTAAGAGGAGAACAAAGACCTATTGACGAATGGTGGAATACAAGTAGATTTGACCAAGTAGTAGGTGGATATTTGTTAGGTGGTAAAGATGCAAATGTACATACAATGAGGGAATGGAATAAAGACCTTCCTTTTGGAACAAATTTTAGAAATGAATTAGAAGAATTTAAACAAGCATTGGATAGATAACTATGCCTACATACGAATACGAGTGTAAAGATAAGCATGTTTTTGATGAAATGTGTTCTATAAAAGACAGGTTACAGAAAAAAGAATGTCCAGAATGTGGACAAAAAGGCAACTTTAGAATAAGCGTTAGAGGTACACAGCCTCACTTTGGCAATCAAGATACTCTCTGGAACATGAGAGAACGCAAACGAACTATACAAAAGGATTTTAATGGACATATTTAGCGATACTACAGAAGAAAGACCTGTAAGTAACTCTTTAGAAATTGATAGAATCAAAGCTAAAGTTCTTGCTGTCTGGAATCAACTGATGGCTGCTACTTATGACATAGAATATAAGAATAAAGACGAAGAAGATGAAGATTATATGTCTTTAGAAGAATATATGGAAGATAACAAATTAACATTTGCAGGTGAAGAAGAGCCAGAAACAGAAATAGATAGCTTGTTAGAAATGTTTGAGAATATGTTAGATCCACAAGAAGAATTAGAACCTATAGAAAGCGATGCTAAAGCACCTACTTATGGTTCTACTAATTTACCTTCTCATAAAGAGTCTTTAAAAGTACCTAAAGGTACATATGATGCAGATCATGTTTCTACTAGCATACCAAAAGATTCTAAAGAAAAATTACAAACTACTAAACATGAAGAGCCAAAAGAAGGCAAAAAACTTACATCTAAAACGCATGAACAATCTTCACCTACAAGTGTTAAGTCATTGCATGACATATTAAAGGTTGAGCGTGAAAGATTACTAAGGTTAGTAGCTAAAAACAACAAAAAGTATGGAGTAATACTGTAATGCCAAAAAGATATCATTGGAAAAAACAGAAAGCACTAGCTATGATT